AGAACGAAGGACAAGTCTTCCTGTATAAGTTCGGTAAGAAGATCTATGATAAGATCATCGGTGCAATGCAACCTGAGTTTGAAGATGAAACCCCAATCAATCCTTTTGATTTTTGGCAGGGTGCTGACTTCAAACTGAAGATCAAGAAAGTTGCAGGTTACTGGAACTATGATTCTTCTGAGTTTGCATCTGTATCTACTCTTGGTAACTATGGTGATAGTGAACTAGAAGAAATTTATGCTAAGACTAATTCTCTTGTTGCGTTCACTGAATCTTCTAACTTCAAAACTTATGAAGAACTTCAGAAACGTTTGAATACTGTGTTGAATACTAAGAAACAACCACGTATTGATATGGAAACCGAAGAGAATGAACTGCAAGATATGTCTGAGGGTCGTGGATTTAATGCGCCTGACATCACAATGTCTTCTAGATCTGCTGCACCTGCACCAGAACCAGTTCGTGAGGAAGTCAAACCTCGCGAATCAACTGACGATGACGATGCACTAAGTTTCTTCGCAAACCTTGCTGAGTTTGATGATTAATAAGAAGGGGGTCTTAGGACCCCCTTTTTTTATACCCGTTCTGAAATTCTATATCCGTCATCAGTTATTTTATAATCTGTATCATATTCTAGTAGTGATGCAATTTCATCTTCCATAATACTTATGGCAAGACTAGTTGGTATGTATATAAGTCGTTTCAATTCATTCACTGAATATTCATATTCTCTATTAGTAACTTTATTTAAATTTTGTGCCGCAGTTATTGTTCTGTCAACAAAAGTAGCAGGTTCATTTTCATTATTAAATGATGTTACTTCCCTATATTCAAATGACCATGTTTCAAACTCACCACTACCATTATTTGCTGCTTGATTAAAAACTTTAGGGTAGTAACCAGATTGTTTTTGTTCTGTACTATCGGTATACATTTCAATTATTATACCAGATTCTAGAACTACATTTTGTTTATCGTCTTTTACTTCTGTTGTTTCCCAGTGTCTTGGTTTGTCTGCATTAGATCCATATGTTTCACTAATATAAACATCTAATTCATCAGCATCTAAAGGCCATTGCGTATTCATATTTGTTATATTATTCAATAACAAAATAGTCCAAAATTTTTCTGGATCATCAAACGCAATATTAGCAATTGAATCTGCTGTCTCTCCTGGTTTAATAGTGTATTGTTTAGATGATGCATACACCGCATTAAAACTATCTCTAGCTCTTACTCTACGAAATAAATTTTTAGATAGTTTAAATTTACCAGCTACCTTAAAGTCTGGATATAAAAAATTAGGAGTTGAGTTGAATAACATTTTTAGTAACCGTCAGCAACGTCTGAATTTGTAATAATAGACATCTCACCAAATGACATGGTTAAATTGTATGCAATTGGTTGTGGAACTCCACCCATCATACGTGTCGCCCATACACCATCAGGAGTATATTGAACAGAGATATTTTTACATACACATTGTTTTAATTTTGGTAGAGAATCTATTTCTCCACCATCATACTTCCACTTAAGATTGAATATATTTGGTAGTGTCAACCATCTATCAACTTCAGGTCTTCCAGCAAAACCTCCTTCTACTGAGTTACCGTTAGCATCTGTTGTAGATGCAAGATTTGCTTGAAGAAGATTTCCAATATTATTTACATTTTCACCAACTCCTTCTGAAAAATTATCAGAGAAACCTGGTAATACATTTTTACGAAGAGTTTTTATTATATTGTGTATCGATCTTTGTTCTCCCTCATTCCTAGGCACAAGTTTCCAATTGAAATCAAACTGTCTCATTCCAACACCCTGAAATACCTGTTGTAGGTATGGGTTTGCAATTTTTCCTGCTACGTTTTGAGACAAAGCATTTGGATCAACACCAATCCTACCAAGAAGACTTTTAACTACCCCAACTTTTCCTGCTTCTGCAGCTGCTCTAAGAGCATCTGTTGCTTCTTCAGTACTACCTGACATCATTTCTTTAATTGCTTGCGCTCCAAATCTTCCTATCGCACCAACTGATTGGTCAGACCATTGTGGTCCATCTGTAAAAGATACATTATCTGGTACTGGCAATAATATTTTTCCTTTTGATTGCAGGCGAGTTGAACTAGACCTTTGTGTAGTCGATGGTATTACTTGACCAGCTAAAGAACTGTTTACTGAACTTGTTGGAACTGGTGTTGGTGACTGAAGTCTTCCTAGTCTTCGTGCTTCATCTCTTTTTAATATATTTCTCTGACTAAATCTCAATATTTCCATTTCTAAATAATCATATTGATCCTCTATATTAGATGGCCAATATAACTGACCCCCTTCTGTTGAAGCTTTATTAAAGAATTTAGTGATCATAACCTGAGGTCATAAATATTTGTATGATTATTCCTATATCTATATATGAACACTCTTAAGGGAAAGTATATTCCCAAAAATTCTGCTAAGTATAGAGGAGACTACCATAAGATTATTTATAGATCTTCATGGGAACTAAAATTCATGAAGTACTGCGATGGCAATCCTAGTATACTTGAGTGGGGTAGTGAAGAGATTATTATTCCTTATAGATCACCACTTGACAATAAGATCCATAGATACTTTGTTGACTTTTATATAAAGGTTAAGGATGTTAATGGAAACATTCAGAAGTATTTAATTGAAGTTAAACCAAAAAAGCAAACAAGAGAACCTAAGGTTCAGAAAAGAATGACTAAAAAATATATCTATGAAGTCACTGAGTATGCCAAAAACCAAGCTAAATGGATAGCGGCAAAAGAATTTTGTGATGATAGGAATTATAAATTTATGTTAATCACAGAAGACGAACTCAAAGTATGAGTATCTTTCAAGAGATAAGAGAACTAGCTGGTAATGAACCGAGATCATATTCTTGGTATCGTGATATAGTAAGAATGAAATTTCAATCAGGTGATCTGTATTCAGATATGTCTGAGATGGAGGAGTCTATGATACCGACTCCGGGTGAACTTTATATGTTTGAATACAAGGCAACATATGCTGCAAAGTTGAAATTCTATGATGAGTTTCCACTTGTATATGTTCTAAGTACAGGTACAAAATTTTTTGGTGCTAACCTACACTATCTAAGACACAGGTCTAGGATGAATGTAATATTAGGATTAGAAAATGGTAGGGTTAGGTTCCCTAAACAGTGTTACCATCATTATGTTGTAGCGGGACTAGAAACACCTCTTTATAAAATAAATAGAGAAGATTATAAAACATCTATCTTCCTTCCTATTGAAAGTTTTGTTACTAGAAAGAATGATATGTATCAACAGTATAGTAAATCAGCAGTCTGGGGAGAAACTTCACAATGAGTAGAATATCTGGCGTAGCGCCAATGTCGAACTATTCGACATTTAAAGAACAATTTAAAAAATCTGGATACAGTAGTAGCAACTTCTATGATGTTACTATAGAACTAGATAGCAATCCAAAATTAGTTCAACAATTATCAAAGGATCCTCAATTTGATTTGAGATCTACTAAGCAATTGCTTAAACTTTATTGTGATGAAGCGACCATGCCTGGTTTACAGATGTCAACAGGTGATTATAGAATTACTAATACACCGAATCTAAAGTATGCTTATGGTGCAGTGTTCAGTGAGATGGAATTATCTTTTATGATGGATGCTGATTCGCAGATAAAGAATATGTTTGACCTATGGACTAATTGGATCTATGGTTATGCAAATCAGAGATTAAGTTTATCAAATTTAATTGGAATAGGAGCTCCCCAAAAAAATTTTAGAGCAGCATATAGAGACGACTATACTGTTGATATTATAATTGTGAAGTATGAGAGATCTATGAATGGAACTGTTAATGGTAGAGAACCAACTGATAAGAGGACTGCCTATTCTTTTAGAGATATAATTCCAGATATAAGTGACAAACAAAGTATTGATCGTACTAAATTTTACAAAGCAGTTCCGGTACATGCTACAAAAATATTTAATGCTTTCCCGTCAAACGTATCTTCAGTTTCATTAAGTAGAGAAGAGACATCTATCTCAAAACTGGGTGTAAGTTTCGAGTATGAAACTTTTACAACTACAACTCTTAACTCTTCAAATGCTGTTAACTTTAGAGATCCTATCAATGGTGGGACTGGAGTAGATGTTGTGGAAGCATTGATTGGACTTCTTTCATAAGTGGTGTATAAATACTTCAGATAGTATTCTAGATTATACGGAGTTGTAATGACGTTACCAAAACTTTCTACGCCAACTTATGAGTTGGTTGTGCCTTCTACTAATAAAAAAATTAAGTATAGACCTTTTCTGGTGAAAGAAGAAAAAATTCTTCTACTTGCTATGGAAACTGAAGATGAAAATCAGATGGCAAACGCAGTTAAAACTATCTTGTCTAACTGTATTCAAACACCTAGATTCAAAATTGATAGTCTTGCTCTGTTTGATATTGAATATATTTTTCTAAACATTAGAGGAAAATCTGTAGGTGAAACTGTAGATCTTAAGATCACATGTCCTGATGATGAAGTAACTACAGTTGATATACAAATAGATCTGGATGAAATTACTGTTGAAAAACAGGAAGACCATTCAAATATTATAAAAATGAATGATGATGTGTCAGTTGTAATGAAGTATCCAAGTATGGATTTATTCATTAAAAATAATATGTCTGATGGTAAATCATCAGATGTTGATGATGTATTTGAAATTGCATCTATGTGTATTGATCAAATCGTAGACGGTGAGGAAGTATATGAAGCTTCTAATTCTTCTAAGAAAGAGATCAATGAATTTTTAGAAGGAATGGATACAAAACAATTCTTGAAGGTACAGAAATTTTTTGAGACTATGCCAAAATTATCTCACACAGTTTCTGTTACAAACCCAACTACTAAGGTAACGAGTGAAGTAGTAATTGAGGGTCTAGCAAGTTTTTTCTGATAGCCCTATCCCATGAGTCACTTGAAAATTATTATCAAGTTAACTTTGCTATGATGCAACATCACAAATATAGTTTAACTGAATTGGATAATATGATTCCTTGGGAGAGGGAGATTTATGTTCAGCTTCTAGTTGATTATATTAGAGAAGAAAACGAACGTCAAAAGAACCAACAGAGTTAATATGCCAGCACCACTCGCCGCTGCGGCACTACCATTATTAAAAGGACTCGTAGGAGGATTGGGTCGTGGTGCTCTCATGGGCGGCCGTAGTGCTCTAATGACTGGTGTTAGAGCGGGAGCTAGGGGCGGATTAAGACAAGGGATAAGATCAGGAGTAAGACAAGGCGCAAGAAACACCATGAGAGGTGGTGGCGTCGGTGGTAGAGGTGGAAATAATCGCGGTGGAGGATTAGTTAAACAAACAAATGACTCTGCTATTACTAGATCTGAGAATGGTGGTCTTGCTGTGCAAGGTAGAACCATCAAAGAAGGAGGAGCTTTAACTCCATCAGTAGGACCAACCAGTCAAAAATCTTCTGCAATTGTAAAGACTGGACCTACCAAAGATAATGTACTTGGTTTGTTAGAACAGATAAAACAAACTGCAGATAATATTCTCGAAGTTGAAGTAAAAGAATTAGATAATGATAATAAAGAATATAAAGATACAAAGAAAGAACAAGAGAAAGAAAGAAAACTATTAGAAGGTGAAAAGAGAGACGAAGAAGAGAATAAACAAGAAGAGAAGAAAGCAAAAAAAGGAAGGAAGAAAACAAATCCTGTAGTATCAGCTGCTAAAAAAGGTCTCGGTAATATATTTGATTTCCTGATGGGAATCTTTAAGGATTTTATTTTATATAAAGTTCTAGATTGGGTTGCTGACCCAAAGAATAGAGAAAAAGTTCATCAACTAGTTAAGTTTGTAGGAGCTATTCCAGGTGCATTAAAGTTCATGTGGAAGAACTTTGTAGAACCATGGTGGGAATTTAGTAAAAAACTTTTTGGCGGTGGATTTAAAATATTCATGTCCTTGTTTAATGTAGTCAAGGATGTCATTCAACTTAAGTGGCTAACAAATCCAGGGGAATTCTTCAATACATTGATGGAGGTTCCTAAGACATTAATAGAAGTTGTACCAGGAATTATTGGTTCTTTATTAGATGCAATTACTGGTGGTGCAATAACAAAAATTGGTGATCTTGTTAGCGGACTGTTTAACAATCCACTCAAGGGAATTGATCTGGGTAACGTAGGAAGTTTACTTGGAAGTGCTGCAGGTTTTGTTAAAGGATTACTTGGTACTGCATGGAGTGGTATTACTAATGCTGTTGGTAATATTTTTGGTGGAGGTGGAACAACTGGTACTCCCAAAAATATGCAAAAAGGAGGCCGCGCCAGATCATCAAAGAGTGGTGCTGGTTCTACTTCAAAACCAGATAAACCATCACAACCTCCAGCAACTAAACCTCTAACAAAAACTTCTTCAGCTGCAGATCTTGGTCAGAAAAATTATGGCGTTAAGATGGGAGCAGCAAAGACTGTTGAACTAGATGGAGTAAAATATAAATTTACCCGAATGAAAGACGGGGATGGTCATCGTTGGTCAGTTACTAAAGAAGTACAAGCAAAAACTTCTAGAGGAACCAAGACACGAACAAGAAGTGTAGATGCAAGTACAGTTGAGGGTCTAGTTCAAGCGTTTGATAAAGAACATGGAGGTATGTCTGATCCAACAGGAAGAGTCACTGATCCACCAGCAGCTGCTCCAACAGGTTCTGGTGGAAATCCATATGATATGGTTGTGACTTCCTCTGCGATGCAGAACAGAAGTTTAGCAATATCTTCTGGTATGCATATGGGAGTTGATATTGCTAACGGTAAATCTGGAGCACCACTACAAGCCTTTACTGATGGAACAATTACTGGCATTGGAGTTCCATCTGCTGGTTATGGTAACTGGGTTTCTTGGACAGACACCGCTGGACTTGAAAATTTCTATGCTCATATGGAGAGACCAACTCCGTTTAAA